GGCACAATACGCAGGTATGGAATAATGGCTAAGAAAAAAGAAACTGTTATTTTTCAATGCTCAAATTGTGGACATATCTGTTATGAAACAGTTCGAGAATGTATAGTGTGCAAGTGTAAGCGATGGTGGAGGAAGGTTATAAATGATAAAGATTAGAGTATGCGAGGTAGTAGACATCGAGCCATCCTTACCGCTTGTAGCGATGTTTTATGAAGAGAGCTTAAAAGAATACGGATTAACCTTTAGCCCGGAAGCGTTGCAGAAGGTAATGGAAGAACACGTCAAAGCCAAGTCCTCTCTCGTAATGCTTCAGGACGATATGCTCGTGGGCGTGATCGCCGGGAAGATAGCTAACGTCCCATTTAGCGACTACAAGATATTTCAAGAGACACTCTGGTATGTTCTTCCGAAGTATCGAGGACACGGATTAAAGCTATTCAGGGAGTGCGAGAAGTATTGCAAGTCCATAGGTATCAGCTCAATCGTAATGGGTAATATGGCTAACCTGAACGAAGAAAAGATGAAGAAGTTTTATCTTTCGCAGGGATATAAATTGATGGAGTCGATGTATGTTAAATCTTTATAACAGAACTGTCATTGTCGAACGTAAACGCTACTTCGTTACCGAAGCTATGTTGGGTTTAATGGCTATATACGCTGTCGCAGGCACGGCAATTTATGAGGGAATATCCGCTTCAAACACAGCCGCTGACGCTAAGAAGCAACAAGAAAAGCAGAATGACTTACTCGGCGCCGCTCCTAAAGCTCCCGACCCTAACGCGGCGGCAACGCAAGCCGAAGCGACTTTGACACAGAACAGGCGAACACTTTTAGCTTCAGGCGGCGATACAAACGTAACAGGCGGCGCGCCGATACTCACAGGCAATACTAAAAGTAACATCCTATTAGGCGGATAGGAATATGCCAAAGGCTTCGTTTCACATATCATTAAAATCGTCAGCTCCGAAGGTGCAGAGTGCAAGCTCAACGCCCGCGGTTTCACAAGCATATCAACACAACTCACAGGTTGCTAACAAGGCGGCTAACAGAGCCATATCTAAAGCGAGAGGCCATAAATGATTTCTAAAGACAGGGTTGAAGAAATACTCGGACAGAACAATTACTTACAAGGACTGCGAGGCAATCAAGATAGCCAGATGCAAGATTGCGCTGACTTCGTTTTGCCACGGCGTGCTTGGATTACATCTATCCGCTTAAACAACGAGCCGCTTAAATTCAATTTTCTTTATTCCGTCCGGGCTATTCGAGATGTGAAGAAAGCCGCCGCAGGCTTTCAGTCACAGCTTACAAACCCTTCAAGCAAATGGTTCGGCTTTCAGCCTTTAGACCATAAGCTCCGCGGTTCAGGTAGACTTCAAAAGTATTTTAAAGAGTGTGAAGACGTGCAAATGTCCATAATGGGGCAGTCGAACTTTTACAATATGGATATTGAGAACTATGTCGATCACCTTGTGTTTGGAACTGCCAACCTGATGACTGAAGAAGATGTAAAAAGCCACGTCCGATATACTGAGATACCTGTTGAACAATATAACTTTGTAGAGGACGAGAGGGGCCGTGTATGCGGTGTCTATCGTAACTCACGATACACGGCGAGTCAACTGACTAACTGGTTCGGCTTCTCTTGTTCCAAAGGTATCAAGGACGCTATGTCCGATAACAAACCTTTCCAAATCTTTGAGATACTTCACCATACTTACGAACGCACAGAAAGAGATGTCTCAAAACGTGATAAGTTTAACAAGCCGTGGGCAAGTGTTTGGATAGTCAAGAAAGAAGCCCACGTTCTTGAGGAAGGCGGGTTTGAAGAGAATCCTTACGCTGTATCACGTTTTTGGAAAGACACCAATAGTGAATGGGGCTTCTCGCCTACTATGGATGTGTTGGCTTCGATAAAGCTGGCTAACGCCCAGAAGCGGACGTTTATAAGAGCGGCGATGAAGAAGTCCGATCCGGCACTAATGATGCCCGACCGTGGATGGCTTGCCGCGCCAAATCTTAATCCGGGCTACATAAACTACTACAATAAGAAACATACCGGCCCTGATGACTTCCGGGCCATAGAGAACAAAGGTGATTCAAACTTAAACGTCGAAGCAATGGAAATGGAGAATACCGAAATAGACCAGGCGTATTACATACCGCTATTTGAATCATTGGCTAATGTAACTCACAAGATGTCTATCCCCGAAGTCCAAAGGCGCATAGCTGAGAATATGCAGTATGTCGGCCCAGTCATAGGCAGGCTCTTAGACGAGGGCAAGACACCGCCTCTTATGAGGACGTTTAATATATTAGAGCGTAAAGGGATATTCCCTCCAAGACCTAAAGAACTTCAGGGGCAGAAGTATGATATTATTTATCTTTCGCCTCTTGCCAAAGCACAGCGTCAGTCAGAAATGAACGGCATACAGGCGTGGCTTGGGTTAATAGGTGAACTGGCGCATTTTAAACCTGAAGCCCTTGATGTGGTGAACACCGATAAGGTTATTGAAGTAGCCGGAGAATTACAAGGCGTTGATCCTGAGTTTCAGAATGAGAAGGATGTCATAGCTAAGATACGGGAGAACAGGGCTAAGGCGCAACAGCTTGCACAGCAGTTGCAGGTCGCGGAGAGTACGAGTAAGTCTGCCCATCAGACTTCTTTAGCACATAAAGAAATGAGTGAGGCTTCTAAATGAGTATCATCGTCCACGGAGAGAGAAAAGAGATACGAGATTTGTGGCGGCTCGTCCTCCGCTTCGTATTCGCTGAAGGCACTTGTCCGCCTAACACGCAGAAAGTTATCGAAGCTAACATAATGAATTGGAAAGAGTTTGTAGATAAATATAAAGCTCAAAAGTTTAAACGTTTCGGTGAGACCGAGACAGATGCCGCGCCGCTTGGTAAAAAGGGAACATATATTGACGAGGTAGAAAATCAGATACAAGCTATGTCTTACTTACTTGTGAAGAATGAGAATGGCGATCTTGAGAGTAAGAAAGATACATACCGCAAGCATCAGATCGATTTCAGAGATACGCAAGAATGGGGCTGGGCATTTCCTGAGAGGCAGAAGAACTACGCAAGAGGATTGCGAGCGTTGGAAGAAAACAAACGAGACAGGCCGGAGGATTATAAATGACAACAAAACCTAAATACCATTACGGACAAGTCTTGTTCGTCAATGATGACTTCTTTCGTAATGTAAAAGTTAAATGCTGGGGCCTCGCCTATATGGCAGACCCTGACTACCCCAAAAATCAGATGTGCGTTTATATGTGCGCTGTCCGATTAGACGGGCAGAACATAACCTTGAACGTAAGCGAGAGAAGTCTATCACCTAAACCTTTAAGGAGAGCCAATGAAGTTGGAACTGCTGGAGACGGACAGCCTATCTAATAAGGGCGTGGCGAAGAATATAGTCGTTAGTATAGATGGCCGGAGGATAATCTTGCCTATTAAGACTACTTTACAAGGATTGCTTGAGCTTGTGCGTAAAGCTGGCTTGAAGCCACAGACTGATATTCATACTGAAATGCTCGTGAAAGAATCAACAAAGGCTATTGATGACACTATTATTAACGCTACATCTGAAATTCAAAAAGAGGATATTGTAAAGTGCGTTCGTGTCCTTGAACGTGCGCAAGGCGCAGACGTAGATATTCGTATGGGTGGCGAGTATCGTGTCTTAGGAATGAAGAAAATTGTATCAGGAGGCCAGACAGTAGTTGAACATTACGAAGTCGTTGATGATAACGCTCCCGTTCCTCGCAGGGTTATGGTATCGCCTGTTGAGGTGGTATTGCTTCGTAAGCACGTTGCCGGTCCGAAGAAGGTGTTGGTGTATGAAGAGATATTCCCTTGCGAATGTGGTGAGCCGACAGCTTGCACGCTTGATTCAATAAAGAATAAATATATCGGACAATGCAAATGCGGAAAGGTAATGGAACGTGAACGACCAGCAAAAGCGCATAGCGGAACTTAACGCAGACGGCAAGATGGCCGACATCTACAAGAACTGCTTTAACACCGAGGCAGGCAGAATGGTTCTTGAAGATATGAAGATGAGGATGTTTTACTTTACTACGGACTTCGATGTTATCCCGAGTCAGCACGCTTTTAATACGGGACAGCTCGCGGCCCTTAAATATATTTTAGCTCAGCTTGAGGAAGTTGAGGGTGATTCAGCTATCCCCGAAAGGGACTCATAACTCCACCCGGAGAAGAAAGGTTTTATGGCAAAGCTCGATGTAGCAAAGAATGACATAGTGCAGTTGAAGGACGGAAGGGAAGTGCGAGTTTTAAGGATTTACTCTAACGACAATGTTATCCACAGATACGATGCGGTGAACGACAAGATAGAAGTGCCAATAAGGTTTGTCGTGTATCCGGTGGATATTGTAAAGATAGTCAAGAAGGTTGAGGTGAAAAAATGATTACCTTCGAGACACCTGAATTACAAAACAATGAAGCGTTCAAAGGCATGGCAACGGCTGATGACTTAGGCAAAGCATATCTCGCTTCGCAAGGAAGAATCACCGCTGGCGGCATAGACTTGTTAAGTGAGGATTTAAGAAAAGACCCGACCATAGCCAATTACAAGACCATAAGCGATATGGCGAAAGGCTTAGTTGAAACTAAGAAACTTGTCGGAACGATTAAGAGACCGCCGGAGACCGCGGAGGGATATAAGTTTAATCCCGTCGAAGGCCTACCTGCTAATTTTAATCTTGAAGCTATGGACAAGGAGTTTAAAGACTTCGCCTTTAAGTCAGGTATGGATGTTGACACTGCGGCGAAGGCAAGAGGTAATTACTATACGATGATGGCTATGAGGATGAAGCAGGCTGAGGAACAGAAGCTCGCTCGTATTCAGGCTAACGAAACCGCTTTAAGGGCAGAGTGGGGAGCCGACTACGATAAGAACCTGAACGCAGTTACAAAGATGTTGGCTTCCGCCGATCCTGAACTGGCCGCGGAACTTGCGCCTGTTATAGCGAAGAATGTGCCGAAGGCTCTCAAGGGTTTCTCAAAGATAGCCAATCTTTTAGGTGAGGACGCTCTGAGGTCTTTAGGAATGAACCCTAATGCTGGGACTACGGCAGACCAGCAATTCGTTACAGAGTGCGAGACCGCTCTTGTGAAACAGGATAAGACTCATCCTTACTTCAACGAGCGTGATCCGAAACATAATGAGTATGTTAATAGATATGTTGAAGCTTTTAGCAAGGTGAAAGCAGGTAACAAATGACGGAATATGAACTTCGTCAAATAAGAGTTAGATGTGTTGAGGTAACGCTCGCCGCTTGCACGAGGGCAGATATACAGCGAGATGAAGGATTGAGTTTCGCCGAGAAAGTTTTTGAGTTTGTGATGAAGACTAATACTGACGAGAAAAAGAAGACTCCCTCTAAGTAGAGGCTTTTCTTTTATCGACAGTATCCTTCAGTTTTAAATAGATGTTGGGATTCCGCATTACCGTGCGCCCCATAGAGTAGACAGACCCCTTTTGGGATTCTCTGGAATTGAAAATTCGTTCAAACAGACAAAAGGAGATTTGACAATGGGATCACCCACTGTAGTGCAAGTGCAAATGTATAATAACACTATATATTTGCTCGCGCAACAAATGGACACCCGGATTCGTTCTGCCGTAATGGTAGATACGAACTTCGTGGGTAATGCAAAATTCTACGATCAGTATAATGCCGACGCAATGCAGGAATTGCTTGGCCGTTACGAAGATACACCCCTGAGCCTTCCTGACTTCAGGCGCAGGATGGTCACACCCCGGTATTTCGTTTCCGCAACACTCGAAGACCCCAAAGACGCTCTGATGATGATTGTTGACCCTAAGTCAACTTTCATGCAGGCCAAAGTAGCCGCGGCAAACCGCACTACTGACGATCTGCTCATAGCGGCAATGGGTGGCACGGCCTACACGGGCCAGACGGGCGCCACGGGCGTTACGTTCACCGCGGCAAACAAGATCGCTTACAACTACTCCACGAATACGGGTATGAGTAAGCAGAAGGTTATCCACGCCAAACGGCTGTTGGATGGCTACGAAGTCGAGAAGACTGACCGCTATATGGTTCATACGGCGGCACAGCTTGAAGACTTGCTGAACACCACGGAAGTTACATCCTCTGACTATAACGTCGTAAAGGCGTTGGTTCAGGGCGAGATCGCAACATGGGTCGGGTTCTCTTGGATTCATT